ACCTGCTCTGCGATGCTGTAGTACCGACTGGCCTCTGATGCGAGCCGCTCGGCCTCGGCGCTCTTGTGCGCCTGAGCCTGCGTCCGGGTGATCGCCGGGCCACCGGGGGCGGCCAGCGTCTTGATCCGCTCCAGCTCAGCCTTGAGGAGATCAAGCTCCTCCTGCTGCGCTGCCTTCACGGTCTGCACGTCCTCGCGGAGATCCTCGATGCCGAGGGCCTTGATGAGGTCGATCTTGATGGCGTCGGGCTCGGCCTCGCCGGCTCCCACGCTCTTGATGAGGTCGGCGCTGACGCCGAGGTAGGTCAGGTCCATCTCTGGCTCCTTGGTGTCGTCGTCGTCCATGTACGGTGCGGCAGTCTCGCCCTCGGCGGCCTCGCCCTCCCACCACTTGAGGAAGATGCTGAGGGATGCCATGAGCTGCGCCACGTCGACCGTCTCGTCCTCGGTGCTCATCTCGTCGAGCTCGGCCTTGATGAGGGCGATGATCCCGTCCCGGACGGCGTTGAGGGCGGCGGGGTCGTGCTCCACCTTGTCGATGTCGGTGGCCTGGAGGAGGTTGGCAAGGTCACGGATCGGACTGACGGCCTTGGTCGTGTCGGGCTCGGCGTCCTTCTCGGGCTCCTCGTCGGGCGAGTAGGAGGCGGGCTTGCCGGCCTGCTCGGGCTTCTCGTCGACTCGTCCGGTGCCCTCGCAGTTGGGGCACTCCTCGCCCGTCTCCGGGAGCTTGCCGAGGCCGTCGCAGCGGCGGCAGAGGTGGTCGTTTGGATACTCGCCGTCCTTCTGCGAGTCGGTGGCGCCGTCGTTGTCGTCCTGGTAGGTGTCCTCGGGCTTCCACTCCGAGCCAATGATGGCGTCGGCGTTCATGGCGTTGCTCTTGTCGAGGTCGTAGGTGCGCTCGGCCTCGCTGGCCTCGACGGCCTCGGTGAGCCCGGCGCCTTTGGCGATGGCGGTGACTGCCGTGGGGTTGCATGGGCGGTCGACGTAGGACACTTCCACGATCGTCCCGCCGACGATGCGACCGCCGGGGGCGGCGGCGTCCTTGATGACCTTGGCGCCCTTGATGCCGATGGAGTAGCCACGGAGGGCTCCCGCCTCGATCTTCGCCTGCGTGCCGGGGTCTACGACCTTGCTGCGGAGGTGCCAGTCGTCGCCCTCGGCGCTGAGCTCGAGGCCGATGCCGGCGGCGACCGGCTGGTGCATCTCTCGGAGGTTGCCGAACTTCATCCAGGCGGGCATCGCCTCACGGAGCCACGTCGGGTCGCAGACCTGCTCGTCGAGGTCGAGGTCCGGGCCCGTCGCCTTGCCGACCACGATGAGACTGCCGTCCTCGTCGTAGGACTTGTCGATGTCGCCGGCGTAGGCGTAGGTGATCTGCTCGCTCATCGGGTGAGTCTCCTGCTCGAGAGGCGTTCTATCGGTAATGGTAGGGCTCACGTCCGCTGCGACTGGGTAGCGGGCTTGCGGACGGAGGCGAGCGCGCGGTCGATCGCCATGCGGACCTGAGTCGGGTCGGGCGTGGTCGGCTTCTTGGCGAGGGTGATGCGGGGCGGGATGTCGGGCACTAGGACTCCAGAATCCCGGCGAGGCGGGCTAGTTGGATCATCTCGGCGTGGACCTGGTACACGTCGACCTCGTCAATGTCGGGCACCAAAGACTCGGGCATGAAGTGGCTCCAGAGTTCGATCGTCTCGCGCTCGTCGCTTGTGAGGATGGCGCCGAACTCGGTGTTGCGGGCCTCCTCCTGCTTCTGCCAGATTTCCTCCATCTGGCCCCAGAGGTCGAAGGTCTTGGTGGCGTAGTCCTCGGCGCTCATCTCATACGGGCTCGGGCCGAGGTGGTAGGGGACTTCTAGGTCACGGCTGACGAGCTCGGCGGCCTCGGCGGCGGGATCGGACCGGAGGCTCATGAGGTAGTCCACGGCGTTTGTCTTGGAGGCGAAGATGTCGGACACGTCGTAGACGGGGTGACTGATGATGCTGTTCGGGTCAAAGCCGCTCATCTGCTTCTCCAGGGCGCCGAAGGATGGCAGAGACTTCTTGCTCTCGATGGTGTCGACGGTGTCCTTGATCCGGGTGGCGTTGAGCCAGTTCTCGACGGCCTCCTCGGGGCTGGAGAACACTCGCCCGTTGAGCTCGGCGCTATGGATGGCGGAGTCGATGTTGATGGCCGAGGGGGAGTCCGAGACGTAGCCGTTGCGGATGAGGCGCTGGCGCTCCTGCTGGTCGAGCTTGTACCACCAGTCGTACTCGCCGCCCTCGGGGCTGCGGTAGACACGGGCGCCGGTGTACGGGTCGGTCGTGCGCTCGAGGTTCGCCGGCTTGCGGATCGCTCCGCCGTAGTTGTCGATCTCGGCGACGGCGTCCTCCCGGCGGGCCTTGAGCTCGGTGAGCATATCGGAGCGGATGGCGCTGAGGTCGGCCTCGGCGGCGGTGCGAGTGCGGTAGACACGCATGGCGTCGTCGATGATCTGGAAGTTGTCGGCGATGAATGATTCATTCTCGGTCGGCGCCATGCCCTCGGGCCCGTTCCAGTCAAGGGCGCCCTCGGGGGTTGTCACGTCGCCGGTCCCGACGATGCTGCACCGGCAGTTGGGGTGCCCGGGCGGCTGGTCGTCGCCGAGGTCGTGCGGGTTGGCGTCCTCCTGGTCGAGGCACTCGTCGCAGGCGCCGTCGTAGGCGAGCCACTCAAACTGCGAGAACCCGAGGGCCTGGTACTCCGAGGCCTGCGAGCTCACCATTGCCCGGCTCGTCTCGGTCTGGGCGATGGTGAAGGCTCGGTCCGGGTTGCCGATGATGTCGGTGATGCCGGCGGTGACGGTGGCGATCGGGTCGCCGGCGGCGAGGCCTTGGGCGATGGCGTTGCCGATGCGGTCGGTCGTGGTGTCGCCGATGCCCTTGATCGTGACGTTGGCGGCGTCGAGCATCTCACGGAGCCCGCCGTCGATCGTAAGGTCGCTGGCCTTGATGTCGCCGGGCGTCCACGAGGCCCAGTCGGTCGCGCCGACGGCGTCGCTGGTCGCCTGCGCTGCCTTGGTCTTGACCTGCTCTCGAGCGGTGTGGGCGCCGGCGAGCCAGGAGTCGATGTAGAGCTGCTCGAGGACCTTGGCGAGGTGGCTACCGTCCCATCGGATGAAGGCGGCGTTGACGTTGTGGACGGCGGCGTCGACGTTGCTGATGCCGGCCTTGATGGCCTTGGCGACCTCGGGAGCGTGGTGCTCAGCGATGCGGTCTAGTAGGCCCGCCCCTGGGAGATCGCTGACTTGTCGACTAAAGGGCGGCGCTTGGCCTCCACTTGCTCACGGGCCTCGGCGTTGAGGCTGGCGGCGGTGTCGGCGTCCACGGCCTTGAAGTCAAAGTCACGCCATGCCTGCCGAGTGCGGAGGCGCTTGGTCGTGAAAGCTCGGAAGGCCTTGATCTCGGCGGCGACCTCGGGCTGCTCGGGCTTGGGCGCCTCGGGCTGCTCGGGCTGCTCGGCCTCAAGGGTGCCGACCTGCTCGGTCGTCTCGCCGCTGGCGTCGGTGTTGAGCATCCCACGGAGGAAGATGACCTGATTGCCGGCGACGATGAACGGCTCGTCGGCCTCGGGCATCTCGTAGAGGGGCTGGCCGAGCTCGGCTTGGACGGCGTTGAGCGTCTTTTGGCCGGAATAGAGGCTGATCTGGAGGCTCTTGGCCTCGGCCTCCTGCTGCTGGGCGGTGCCGGGCTGGCGGAGCGTGAAGGTCACGTCCTTAGGCGCTCCGAGGAATCGCCGGTTGAGGTTGTTGACCATATCGGTAAGCCACGCCTCGAGCGGGCGCTTGCTCATTGACTCGGCCTGGTCCTGCTCGCCCTCCATTTGGCCCTTGCCGCCGAGGCCGGTGCGAGGGACGATGCCGAGCTGAGTCGGCTGGACGCCGAACTTGCTGGCGATCTGCTTGATGAGGTGCTCGTCGTAGTCGGCCTTGTACCGCTCCTCGAGCATCGGCGGGAAGATCGGGTCGAGGCCGCCGGGGAGGAGCTTGATCCGGTGGCGCTCCGAGGTCTGGCCGGCGAGCTGATCGTTGAGGACGCGCTCGAGGCTGTTGATCTTGACCGGGTCGTACTCTTGCGAGTCCGTTTTCATGAACGTCTGCGGGAGCGTGCCCTCGGTGTATTCGGTCCGCATCCAGACTTGCCGCTCAAGGTAGAGCGTGGCCGCCGGGATGCACTCCTCGACGGCGGAGTAGCCGTAGGGGCTCCAGGTGCGGCGGTTGCGGACGAAGTAGGCGAGCTGGTCCTTGGCGTACTCGCCCATCTGGCCGGGGCTGGTGAACATCTCGGCGTCGGCCTGCGGGCTCGCCTGGTACTCGCCACGAGGGAATCCCCAGAGCACTTGCTGAAATGCGGGTGCGGGGGGGGCGGGCGTGCCTCCACGGTTGTCCAGGAGTGGCTTGATCGTGTCGGCGCTGATGATCTCGAAGCCGATCACGTCGCCGGCGAGGTTGAGGCGAGGGTAGATCGGGATGGC